CTTCTATTAATTTAATACCTGTAAATGTTATAGTATTATTTGAAACGGGATTTTGTGCTTTACTATTATTTATTGAAAGAAAATCAATTAAATCTTTGTTATCATAATATGGTGATGGTGTTGTTAATAATCCTTCTAATCTACCATTTGCGGTTACATCTACTTCGGTTGATATAACAACTTTTCTAGTTGATATTGATTTTTTAGTTGTCAATTCTCCATCAAACTTTTCAGGAAGTAAATATGCTTTTACATTTAATGTAAATTCAACTCTATTAATTCTTTGAGTCCCTTCACCAACTTCATTTATAACATTATAATCGGATACTTGTGTTCTGAATTTAAATTTATCTTTATCTCCCCAATATGTTGATGCAAAGTTTAGTTGTTCAATTACTGAATTAAGTTGTTCTGTATAATCAGTCCAAACCATGCATTCATAGTTAACCTCAACATATTCAGGCATTACTATATTGAACAATTCATATTTTGGTTGGGTATTACCACCTAATGCTGTAAATCTATCGTATCTATTATTTTTTGAATATTTTGTTATAGTTGGATATGAAATGTGTCTATTTAACATAGGCATTGTTTCATCTTTTGCAATAGATGTTCTTCGTATCATCATAAGTGGTAATTGTATTTTACCCTTATTATCTCTATAAATACCATCTCTCCTTGCACCTTTCCATCTTTCCGAATTACCATATATAACAGGAATACTTACCGAATTACCATTATAATCTAATTTTGGTAAAGCAGTATCTTCCAAATAGGTCATCATAGCATAGTCTATATCAAAAAGACCTACACTTTTCTTAACATCCCCTTTTTCAGATTTTATTTCGTTTGCCCTATTTAAATCGGGTCTTAGTGGATTTGTAGACATATTAATTAATTCTTTCTTCTATGTTTAATACTGATTTATTTACCAAAAATGTAGAACATACTATACTAAAGCTATTATATGGTTGTCCTCCAACAAATTGTAGTTCATCTGTATTATCTATTTCATAATAACCACTATCAAAGAAAATTACATCACCAATTTCTGGATATGAGTTCTTTTCTTCACACATAAATCTATCTATTTTAAATTCTATATTTTGCATCTGATTTGGTCCAAATCCTTCATATGTAGAAGATTCACTTTCTTTGTTAATTAATGCATATAATTCAACACCTGGATGCCAAGTTTTATTAATAGATTCTCCATACAAATTTACTTTCGTTTCATTTAAGTTTATTTTAAATAAAACAATAGCATTTTGTATTACATCATCTACGATTTCTCTAGCTAATCCTTTAAAAAAAGCTACATCTCTCTCTGAAATAAATTTTGGCATATTATCCTACATATATTTTTAAAGGAACTTTTCTCAACATATCTTGCTGATGATTGGCTTCATCGTTTTTATTTGTCATCACATTTTTTCTACTTAATTCCTCTAAGTTTTCTCTTAATTGTGTTATCAACATATCTTTTTCGACTTGAGCCTCTGCTCTCAATGCTGCTCCATCTAAACTGATATCTGCATCTGGAATTGGAATAGATGAATATTTCTCTCTAATTGCACCTAATAATTCTTTAGATAATGCTAATGTATATTTTCTAACCCATTGTTTACCAACATCATTTATATTACTATATTGAATAAAATCATATGGAATATCAGAATAATCAGAAAGTGAATTCGCTTGAATAGTTTGAGAATCTTGTTCAAATGAATCTCTACTCATATAATCAAAATATAATCTAGTTGTACCAAATCCCTCTTTAGGTAAAGGAAATACTTCTATTACATTATTAACAATATTAAAACTATGATGTGATTTTCTAATATGGTCATTTAATTCAATCGCCTGAACTCTTAATGTATCTTCATACAATGGCATTAATAAGAATTGTGCAGAGGGTGAAAATTCTGCAAATCCCATTTCATCCATTAAATTTAATGTACCTTGTCCACCTACTGAATATGGGTCAAAAAATCTTTGAATTGCCGGAGTTGCCTCGTGATAAACCCTAGTTACATCTATTGTAGATGAACCACTAAATATAGTTGTAAATGAGCCAGATGTGTTTACATCCACAGATGCACTCATTAAATTATATTTTTGCTGACCTGGAATTAAATCAATATATGCTTTCTTAATAGCAATATTACCACCAACTTCTGCCAATGTACCATATTGTTGGGACATACGAACTATGGTTGGAAGAAATGAACCATCAACTAATGTTTGCGAATAATTACTCCTACCTCCAGCTGATTGCTTTTTCTGTCCTCTTAAAATATCTAAGTTGTTTCTAAGATTGAATTGATTTACTTGTGCTGAATATTCTGAAACAGATTCTTCGAAACAAGCATAAAATTGTGTATCAATTAATTCTACATCAACTACGGGATATCCTAATCGTGTTGCACACCACCCAGCCGTCTTTGGTCCATCGTTTTTAAAGTCGGTATCACTATCGTAAATACCAAATGGTGTTGAGCCCGATATAGCAGAACCACTGCCGGTCCATTTTAAATTTTGAGACATATTAATCCAATTATATTTACATATAAATATAGAAATAAAAAAAGAGTGGATATTTCTAACCACTCTTTCTTAGTTTACTTTATTTTATTTAAATTTTTGACAAAAAAAGAGGAGATATTTCTATCCCCTCTTTCCGATTATCCTAATCCGTTAAGATTAAAGAGTTTCTAAACCACCAATTACTACTTTACCGTAGAATTCTGGTCTTACTATTTTCTTAGCGTAACGAGTCATAACTCCTCTTCTTGGAGTGAAGTTAGTTGGGTCGTACACTAAAGGAGTCATAATCAATGGTACATAAGGTGCGTAAACTGCTCCAGTCTCGAAGAAGTTAGAACCTTTGAATCCCATTAATAATACGTTTTCAGTCATATAAGGGTTTTTGTAAACATCGTATCTATTTGAGATAGAACCGATATTAGTTACACCTGCAGAGAATGTTGTTGCATCTTTACCTGGGTTAGCAGAGAATCCGTTCATTGATTCTAAGATAGTTGCCACGTTTGGAGAACATACAACGAAGTTTGCTCCACCTCTCATTGTTAATTGGTGAATCTTGTTAGAAACTTTTTGTAATTTAATACCTAAAGTCTGGAACCAAGTATTCTTTTGGTATGCACCAGAAGAAACTGCATCAGAATCTACAGAGAATCCTGCACCATTCCAATCGTATCCAACTTTTGCTGACCAAAATTCAGTTGTAAAAGCGTTTTGTTGTAACATTTCTAAGATTTCTAAGTCGATTTCTAAAGAGATGTACTCACTTAACATTTGAGTCAATTCAGCTTCTGCATCTACAGAGTGGTATGCGTTCAAATCTTGTGCCAATTCAGGAGTCCAAATTGCTTTTAACTTACGAGTCTTAGCAACGATTGGTTCTGATTTCAATTCTAATTCAATCTCTGGGATTGCTAAGTTAGAACCTCTATCTTCAAAATCTCCACGAGTGATATCAGTAGGTTGTACATGATATGCTAAAGATACACCAAGATTTGCTAAGTTACTTAAACCGGTTGCAGTTGCAACAAATTCAACGTTAGAACCATTCTTAGTTGTATATTGTGGGTAGAAAGTTACAGAACCAGTAGTTGTTGTTGGTTCGAAAGCTCTAATACCATTAAAATCAGCATCAGCTGGTAATGCTACTACAACTTTTTTCAAAGTGTTAGCTGCATAAGATGCAGAAACTGTTGCGTTTGAAAAATCATAATCAATATCTCCTAAAGATGCTGATGCAAAAGTTGCAGCAATACCAGCAGTTGCGTTATTGATTGTGTATCCAAATCTACCTGCACCATACAAACCACCTTCAGCTACTTGAGTTGAACCTAATTTGTTACCTGCTGGTGATTGTGAATCTTTACCAAAAACTCCACCATTACCGAATAAAGATGAACCAGAGAAATCTGGGTTACCTGCTGCTGCAGTACCATATTTGAAGTCCATGTAGAATATAAGACCTGAAGGTAAGTTCATTGGTTGAACTGAAACGAATTCTTTCGCTGCAATAGAACCGAAGATTCTTCTTACCAAAGGTAATGCTACACCAGCCCACTCTTCAGAACCTGAAGATGTACCTGTACGAGTTGCCTCATCTAATAATTGTTTTGCTTGGTTTTCTAACATTACTGCCATACCATGCTTAGTTGTTTCAGAACCTGC